TGGGCGCGCACCGGGTATTGGTCGGCGACGCGATCAATTCGGACGACGTCGACACCTTGATGGATGGCGACCTGGCGAACCTGGTGGTGACCGACCCGCCCTATAACGTCGGGTACGAGGGCCGGACGGACGAGGCGCTGGTTGTGCCCAACGATCAACTCTCGGTCGCGGCCTTTCAGGACTTCATCGACGCGGCCTGCCGGAATATGCGGGTTCATATGCTGACGAACGCGTCGCTCTACATCTTCTATGCGTCGGCCTGGCATACGGCGGTTGAGGCAGCGGTCGAGAGTGCCGGGCTCGAGGTCCGCAACCAGATCATCTGGGCGAAGAACCATTTCTCGTTCGGCTTTGATCGCTATAAGTGGCAGCACGAGCCGATCCTTTACTGCCATGTGCGCGGCGAGGCTGACCAGTGGTACGGCGACAAGGCCCAGGCGACCCTCTGGTGGGAGCGGAAGCCAACCGCCAATCGCGAGCACCCGACCATGAAGCCGGTCGAGCTGATCGAGCGGATGCTGGTCAACTCGTCGAGGCGCAACGATGTTGTGCTCGATTTGTTCGGCGGCTCGGGATCGACGCTGATCGCTTGCGAGCGGATGGGGCGCAAGGCGCGCGTGATGGAGATGGAGCCGCGCTACGCGGACGTCATCCTGCGCCGCTGGCTCGATCACACCAAGCGGCAGCCGATCTTGGCGGCCGGCGGATCCACCTTTTTGCAAATCGAGCGCGAGCGCCTGGTCCTCGAGCGCCACGTTTCCTCGGGGGAGGGAGCACCCGCTCCTGAAGACGACCAGGCCGCCGCGCGCTCGAAAAAGAAGCGCTCGCATCGTAAGAAGCCCGAAGCGGCTTAAGGTTTCCGTTCATGTTGATGGGGATTACCGACTACGCCCGGCATCGTGACTGCGGCCTGCAGGCGGTCCAGCAGGCGGTCAAGGCCGGACGCATCTCCAGGCGCCCGGACGGCCTGGTCGATTCGGACATCGCCGATCAGGAATGGGAACGGAACACGATGCATTCGAATGCGCGCTTTGGGCGTAAGGGCGTGCCGCGATCGACGCCGGGAAAGAACGCTGCTGGTAACGGAGCAGCAGCCACCGGCCCGGCCCCCGATGGGGTATCGGCGGCTAACGGCCACGTCCAGGCGGGCCGCCATCGCGCGGCCAGCCACATCGCCAAGGCCCGCGCCGCCGAGGCGGCCCAGGGGCTCGCCGACCCGGAGCGCATCTCCGCGGGTCCAGACTATTCGAAGGCCCGGGCGGCCAAAGAAGTCTACGAAGCCAAGATCCGCAAGCTCGATTTTGAGCAGCGCCTGGGCAACCTGATCTCAAAAAAGCAGGTGCAGGTGGCGGCCTTCAACCGGGCGCGCGTCTTGCGCGATGCGTTTCTCAATATTCCGACGCGCCTCTCGGCGCAACTGGCCGCCGAGACGGACGCCATCACGGTACACGAGCTGCTCGAGCAGGAGATTCGCAAGGTGCTCGAGGAGTTTGCCGGAACGGGGGCAATGTGACGCCCGAGTTGAACCTCCCCGAGGACCTGGGCGCGGCGCAGATTTATAACGACGCTTCGAATAACGGCCTGCGCCCGGATCCGAACCTGAAGGTGTCGGAATGGGCCGAGCGGTACCGCATCCTGACGACCCGCTCCTCGCCCGAGCCGGGGCCGTGGCGGAATAGCCGGACGCCCTATCTGGTCGCCATCATGGACGCGCTCTCGCCATCGGATCGCTGCGAGCGAGTGATTTTTATGGCAGGGGCACAAATTGGAAAGGCCCTGGCGCTCGACACGCCGATCGCGACCGTCGATGGGTGGACCACGATGGGTGAAATCGCGGAGGGGGATTACGTCTTCGATGAGACGGGTATGCCCGCCAGGGTTTTGCTGACCTCCCCGGTCTATCAGGATCGCGATTGCTATCGCGTCACCTTCAGCGACGGGTCAACCATCGTCGCGGACGGCGATCATAAGTGGGCCGTTTGGGATGACCCCGGTACCAGGCACCGCTCTTACGAGGTCCTCACTACGGTGGAGATGCTGCCGCGTCACAAGGCGCGCGGTTATCGCAATCGGTTTGCTGTTGATGTCGCCGGTCCATTGATTTTGCCTGGGGCTGATTTAGCTATCGATCCATACTTATTGGGCGTCTGGCTTGGCAATGGCAACGCTCGGATGAACCAGATTACGGTTCATGAGGACGATACCGAATATGCCGAGCTTTTGGCTAACTGTGGCTATAAGGTCGAATATCGGCTGCCCGGTTGGCGCAAGGGGCGTACCGCCAATTTACTTGTGGATGGGGGACGGCAACGTGAGCGCGATGCCAGGGGCTGCTTCCAAACAGTTATCGACGAACAACCTAGTTTCATGCAGCGGCTGCAGGACCTAAACCTGATCTGTAATAAACATATTCCCCGGATTTACCGGCGCGCATCCTATTCGCAGCGCCTGGCCCTCCTGCAGGGCCTGATGGACACGGACGGCTATTGTGACAAGAATGGCCGGTGCGAGTTTTCGACCTCAACACCGGCCCTCGCGGATGGAGTTTTCGAGCTGCTCGTGTCACTGGGGCTGAAGCCGACCGTACATACCCACGATGGGCCTGTTGGCTTTCGCACTTACCCGAAGCGGAGCTATAGGCTGTCGTTTCTCGCCTATGCCAGTACGCCGGTATTCCGGCTGAAACGAAAGTTGCAGCGCCTAAAGCCCAATACCGACGCGTGCCGCTCATCGGAGACACATCGCAGGCGGATTAGCAGCATTGAGAAGGTTCCGTCGGTCCCTGTTCGCTGTATTGCCGTCGACGCGCCCTCACACCTTTATTTGGCTGGCCGCGCGATGATTCCGACCCACAATACAGAAGCGGGGAACTGCTGGGTTGGCTTTAATATACACCTTGCGCCCGGCCCGATGATGATGGTCCAGCCGACCACCGAGATGGCCAAGCGCAATTCGAAGCAGCGCATTGGCCCCTTGGTTGAGGACTCAGGCGTCCTCCGCAACCTGGTTCGCGAGGCGCGCGCCCGCGACAGCGGGAACACCCTGCTGGCCAAGGAATTTCCGGGCGGCATCCTGGTGATGACCGGCGCGAACTCGGGCAAGGGCCTGCGGTCGATGTCGGCGCGCTACCTCTTCTTAGATGAGGTCGACGGCTATCCGGGCGATGTGGAGGGCGAGGGTGAGCCGTGCGACCTCGCGATCGCGCGTACCACCAACTACGCCCGGCGGAAAATCTTCATCACGTCGACGCCGGTACTCTCCGGGCGCTCCAGAATTGAACGCTTCTACGAGGAAAGCGATCAGTGCCATTATTACGTGCCGTGTCCGTTCTGCGTCGAGATGCAGATTCTTCGCGAGGAGAACCTGCGCTGGCCTAAAGGCAATCCCGAGGCTGCGCATTTCGTGTGCGAAACCTGTGGAAAATCGATTCAGGACCACGCCAAGAACTGGATGCTGCCGCGCGGCGAGTGGCGGCCCCACGCGGTCGGCGACGGACGGACGCGCGGCTTCCATCTGCCCAGCTTCTACTCGCCGGTAGGCTGGCTCTCCTGGTCCGAGATCGCCCGCAAGCGCGAAGCCTGCGGGACGGACCGCGAGAAGCTGCAGGTCTTCATGAATACGGTGGTCGGGCTGCCGTTCGCCGATCAGGGCGAGGTGCCGGACACCGACCGCCTCTACGAGCGCCGCGAGAAGTACTTCATCGGGCGCGTGCCCGAGGGTGGCCTGATGTTGACGGCAGGCGTCGATGTACAGCTGCGGCGCCTGGAGTGCGAGATCGTCGCGTGGGGCCGGGGAAAGCAGAGCTGGTCGGTCGATTACCGCGTGTTCGAAGGCGACACCAATCAGCCGGGCGTGTGGGATCAGGTCGCGGCCATGCTCGACGAGGACTTTCCCTCGGACTATGGCGGCTCGCTCAGGATCGAGCGGCTGGCGGTTGATTCCGGCTTCAACACGATGGCGGTGTATGACTTCGTGCGCAAGATGTCTCCCCAGCGGGTCATGGCGGTGAAGGGCTCGAGCCGCGTCTCGGCTCTCATCGGGCCGCCATCGACCATTGAGGTCGGTCCCGCTGGGGGGCGACTGAAGTATGGGATCCGGCTGTGGCTGGTGAATACTTCGATCGCGAAAGAGGAGCTGTATCGGTGGCTCAAAACGTCGGTGCCCGACCCCGAGAAGAATGAATCCTGGCCGATTGGGTTCTGCCATTTCCCGCAGTACTCGAAGGAATACTTCGAGCAGCTGACCGCCGAGCAGCTGGTGACCAAGACGACCGGCGGGCTGCGCAGGACCGTCTGGGAAAAGCGCCGCGACCGGAATGAGGCGCTTGATTGTTTTGATGCGCAAACGGAGGTCTTAAGCGATGCGGGTTGGCTCCCATTTCAGGCCGTGTCAGATCAGAAACTGGCCACCGTCGCGCTCGACACTGATGCGATTGAATTTCAGGCCCCGTCGCAGTTGATTGCGCGGAAGTACGCAGGGGACATGGTCCATCTTCTGGGAAGGCGGATTGACATTCTCGTTACGCCAGGTCACCGCATGGTCACCTATTTGCCGCATAGGAACCCGGCGATTGCCGCTACCCCTGGAATTACCCTCGCGAAGGACCTAACGCAAAGG